GGCTTCGACGCCACTGTTTTCCCACTTTTCCTTCAACGCAGCAGCGATCATTGCGTTGTATCGGGTCAGCTCGAATATCTCGGTCAGATTGGCTGGGAGCGCGGCCTTGATAGCCTCCTCAACCTGCTTCCCCATGTCGCCGTAACGGCCGAAGCAGTTGTCGACCACGTTCGTAAACATCTTCTTGACGTGCTCGTCGATGATTTCGACTGGCTTATCGCTGTTTGCAAAAGCAGTGACGCGCTCGGCGAGCAGCGCTTGAAGTGTTTGTTCGCTCATTTGATGCTCCGTGCTTGATCGGTTGTTTTCCCAATGCACCCGGTTGCCCAGGTGCATCAGTGAAATATTCCGTTCCTGCTGGCTCTGCTTATCGGGTCATTCACACGGTTCGAGCCTTTCGCTCTAGTCAGCCGTCGAGGTGGTCCTCGCGTTGGTAGCCTTTCGGGGCTATCTGATCTCCGGTCGCCGTAGAGGCTGTGCCGTCTTTGTTCGTATTGCGCTGATTGGTAAAGAGCGGCGGGCTCTTCAGAGGCCCTTCGCAGGGACTGTGTCGCTGCGATGGGTGAACAATACCGCCGGTATTGTATGAGGTCAATACCTCCGGTCATGTATTTTTTATCAGGCGTAAAAAAGCCCGCACGCGGCGGGCTCTCTCATCAGATTCTCAATCTTCTTTCGGGACGGTCCAGAAGATGTGGACATTGCCGTCGTCATGATGGGCGAGGGTGACGTTGTCGTTCTCGGCGATCTCAGCAAGCATCTGATCCCAGTCCTCTGGTGAATCGTTTGCTGATCGCTCCAGCAGTGCTGACTTGGCCACCTGCGAGCGTGGATTGTTGATCACGCGCTGAATGCGCATGCCCAGCAATTCGTAAGATGTTGGTTCTTTCGGTGCTTGGGACTTCTGCTTTGCCATGGGTAACCCTCCTTGATGAGCTGTACGGATAAACAGTATTTCATGCTGATCAGAAGGGCAAGCCGAAAAGAGTACAGATGTACTCCTTCGAATCGCAGACAATAAAAAGCCCGGCTCTAGGCCGGGCTGCAACACACTCACGTCGCTGTTCCCCAGCTTCTGTCAGGGTAGCTCAGGGAAGGAAGCGGTGCCAGTTAGAGACAAGAAGCCCGGCAGTAGGCCAGGCTATCGGTTGTAGATCAAAAAAGGCCTGAAGTGGCGAGCCAAAACTCGTAAGGGCTCAGAGCTTCTGTCTTCGTAGTGGCCTTGAGCGATGCCGGAGATCATGTCGGCGAATTGGACGCATAGATTCTTAGAGCTATCGCAGGGGACGGTTTTCAGCTCTGTGGCAACCCCGCGATCCATCCACAATTGTGTTTGCAAATAGTCATGAAGGCTATTCCCGCTCTGCACCTTTATGCTGCGATCATCGGGCGCGAAGATCACCTCGTCAGCCCTGGCCATGTGATCCAAAAGGAGCATGCCGATCATATAGTTGTAGAGCTTGTTGGGGTCACGCCGTATGTGCGACATCACATTTTCTTTTTTTGCTGTGATTGACACGTATTGGATCGAGCCAGCATTACCGGCGCATAGCTTTGCTGCCAAGCGCGCAAATTCAAGCCTCTCTTCGGGGGTCATTCGCGCCCACTTCTTTTCTTTGTCTGTGGGCCACTTGAATTTGTCGTAGAGCTTTCGCATGACGCGAGCAGGCAATCGGACCGATTGCTCGGAAGCAAGTAATGCAGAGATTGTGAGATATCGGCTGGATCCGCCATCCCGGTACGGAAGGTCAAATTTCCAGCCTAGATCACCGCTTTCATCCAGGAAAATGAATAATTTCGTCATTGAACGCGGTTTCAGAAGAAGGGCGGTGCATTCCCTAAGGCCGACGCTCTTACAGAGCGCTTACGATACAAATCATGCTTCGCGGTTGTCTCAGGATTTACATGCACCGTGACTGAATGTTAAGAACCAATGGTTCGTATGTCAAGAAGTGCTTGAACGTTGCGCAAAAAATGTGCTTGGGCGCAGTAAAACCTAAAGATCACCGCCGCGCCATATGACGCGACCAATAATTCGGTGCTCGTTGATCTCGCTACGCGACAGCAGCAGATCGGGATATTCGTCCTTGTCTTCGTTGTCGCTGCGGATGATCCAGCCGCCCAAGGGGCTCTGGACCAGGCGCTTAACAATTGCACCTTTATCCGCGCTTGCCATCACGAATATCTGGCCGTCCGCAGGCTCTGCGCGTGACTTGTCGACCAGCAGTACATCGTGGTCATCAATGGTCGGCCACATGCTTTCGCCGTCTGCATAGATGACGATCAGGTTCTTTGCATTTACACCTTTCACCCGAAGCCATTCACGCTTGAAGGCGAGGGTGGCCACTGATTCCACATGAGGGTTTTCGTGTCCAAAGCCAGCTGCTGCCTTGGCGCTGTACTGGGGAATGAACTCATAGCGGTCATCTATTGATGTGCCATCCGTCCCGGCGGGGAAAGGGGAGTTTGCTGCTGGCGCCTCATGGGTTGACGCTTGCTTGCCCTCAGATGCCTGAGAGCTGAGCCCCATCTCCTCCATCTCTGCGGCAAGTGTTGGGCTAATTTCAGAGACAGGCACTTCTAGGAGTTTTGCAAAAACGGCCGCCGCCTTAAAGCTCAGCGCAGTACGGCGATTCATAAAGTGGCTGATCGCTCCCTGGGTTACTCCCTCGCCCAGCGCCTCAGCTAGCTTCTCCTGGGTAAGCTTCAGCTCCCCGCGCTTCTTTTGAAACACGTCCTTCAGGCGATCGCTGTCTTCCAGCTGCCAGTCGGATAAGGGAAGTTTTCTGGGGTCTTTATTCATTCTCAAATCATATTACCTGCGGTAATCATCTAACCAATAGCGCCGGTATTGACGCGTAACAATACCGGCGGTCATACTGCCGCCGTGTATTCACTTTCGAGGGCGCAACCATGCGTCATATCCCCCTTACAGAATTTGCTGAAACCCACGGCCATACCAAGGCCGCGAAGCTTCTCGACATGACCCAGGGCGGACTGAGCAAGGCAATTCGTGCTGGCCGGGACGTTACGGTCACCTGTCACGACGATGGTTCTTTCTCCGCGAGAGAGCTGCGCCCGTTCCCGTCTCAAAAATCTGCCGCTTAACCCAATTCATCAGCCAGGAGCATCGAAGCATGTACATGGACCCCAATCAAAAGCGCGCCATTCCGGTGAAGGTTCGTTTCGAACCAGTTCTTGATCGGATTCTCCGCCGAGCTGCAACGAAGACCCGCATGCAGCACGCGACGTATCTCTACGAAATCATCGAATGGGCCGTAGCCAACGGCGTGATCGAGGAACTCATGCAGGACAAACAAGAAGATATCGCGGGCTGAAGCCCCTTTGGAGGGCCAAATGACCGTAGAGCTTGAAAGGCTGCCCCCGCAGACGCGGAAGAGGGTGGAGGAGCTGATGCACGCCAACGGCTGGACCTTCAGCCAGACCATCAACGAAATGACGGAGCTCGCCATTGCCAGTGGAGCTCTCTCAGAAGTAGGCCGCAAGAAGGCCAAGGTGCTTCAACTGGTGACCCCAATGAGGGCCTCAGGCAGGGACTCTTCCGGGTAACCGAGAGGGCCTCTGCCAAATCCCAGACGAAAAAAAGCCAGGTTCGTGGCCTGGCTCTCTTAATAACGCTTGTGGAGCAAATCATGCACCATCCCAACCAAACGATCAATACCCCTACCAATGTCGCGACACATTTTGGCAATCGAGAAAACGTGTCGCGCAATATGACCAGCGTCGAACTCCGAGACATGATCAACGATGCGCGACTAAATGCTGGAGAGCCGAAGGTTCGTAATGACCAGTTCCTTACTCGAGTCGAGGACGAGCTGGGTGACGAACTGGAGGGGGTGCAAAAATATTGCACCCTTGTTCACGGCAATCAGGTCGACACCTACAGCCTGACGCTCGACCAATGCATGTTGGTTGGGATGCGCGAGTCAAAGGCCGTGCGCCGTGCCGTGCTTCAGAAGCTCAAAGAGCTCGAAGGCCCGCGGGTAATTGCGACACTCCCTGACTTCTCCAATCCCGCAGCTGCAGCCCGTGCCTGGGCGGAGCAGTTTGAACTCCAGCAGATCGCCAGCCAGGCCCTCATTGAGGCCGCACCGAAGATCGCCTTCGTGGACAACTACGTCGACTCGACAGGCCTCAAGGGTTTCCGCCAGACCGCGAAGCTTCTCAAGGCCAACGAGTCCAGGTTCCGCGAGTTCCTGATCGACAAAAAGATCATGTACCGCATGGGCGGTGAGTGGCAGGCCTACCAGCCTCACATCGACGCAGGGCGTTTCGAAGTGAAAGCCGGTACCAGCGACAGCGGTCACGCCTTCAATCAGTCCAAATTCACTCCAAAGGGCGTCAACTGGGTTGCTGGCTTGTGGGCTCAGTACAAACTTCAGGAGGCCGCATGATGGCCAGGATACGCACTGTAAAACCAGAGTTCTGGTCGAGCGAGCAGGTTATGTCCTGCCGGCCTCTGGCTCGCCTGTTGTTCATCGGCCTCTGGAACTTCTGTGACGATGGCGGCAATCACCCGCTGGCGCCAAGAACCATAAAAGCCCTGGTGTTCCCGGGTGACGACATCACCACGAACGAAGTCAGCGAACTGCTGGGAGAGCTGGAGGGTGTTGGCCTGACCTTGAGCTACCAGGTGGACCGCAAAAACTACCTGCATGTTCGTGGCTGGAGACACCAGAAGATCGAGAAAAAGAACTTCAAATACCCGCCAGCGCCAACCGAATTCGACGACGAGTCGGAGAGTGGTCGTCGACAATTCGTCGAGGAGTCGTCGACTGGTCGTCGACCGGTAGACCCCGGAAGGGAAGGGAAGGGAATAGGAGAAGATCAACACAACTCACTACACGCGAGCGACGCTGATTTTGCCGATCCGAACCTGCCGACCGAAATGTCACTGGAGTGGGTACCTGACGAAAAGCTGCTGAAGAACTATGCGCTGCGGATGGCCCTGCCGGTGGACCTTTTCACTGCTGAGGCAATCGGCGGGTTCGTCTGCCACTACTCAGCATCTGGCCGCGCCGAGACTCAAGCTGCCTGGGTGAGTCTGCTGGTGAAGTGGATCAAGCGCGACACCGCATCGGCCAGCAACGTACGCCCGTTCCCGGTGAAGAAGCAGGCCAACGGCCCAGACTTCTACGACCAGACCTGGCGCTCTGATACGAGTGACGATCTATGAGAGCTGTCAACTCGCTGACCACCAAGGCGGCCGGGGCAATCCGCACTGGCAACATCCCAGCAATCACCGAGCCGCTGGGCACTGTTGACGACGCGACAGCCGAAGTCGTTGAACGCTTGTTCCGCCAGCTCCAGGCCATTTTCCCAGCCCACAAACAGGCCTGGCCCGACGACAAGGCACTTGCCGCTGCTCGCCGCAGCTGGACCAAGGGTTTCATGGTGGCGGGTATCTGCACCCTGGAGCACATCCGCTTCGGAATCGAGCAGTGCCGCAAGAGCGGCTCACCGTTCGCGCCAAGCATCGGCCAGTTCATCGGATGGTGCACGCCGGGGCCTGAGGCTTACGGCATGCCCTCGGCCGCAGACGCATGGATGGAGGCCCTGATGGGTACGGCCAGCCATGAGGCAGTCCGAATCGCTGCCAACGCGACCGGCAAGTTCGATCTGGCCAAGGCCAAGCAAGACGACAAGGCGATGCGCGCTCGTTTCGACCGCAACTACCAGATCGTGCTGCGCCGCGCCCAGGCCGGGGAGCCACTCGACGGCAAGATCCTCACCGGCATCGGG